CTGTTGATCCTGCAATCGGCCCAACGACCGAACTTCAAGTTCGAAGAACCGGAGATGCATCACAACCAAGAGGTTGCTCGGTTTGCTGGTAAGCAAGACTGGGAACCGATCACTATGACTTGGTATGATGCCGAGCAGAGCCCAGATGTGTCGTTCCACATGTGGGACTGGATTCAGCACGTGTCGCGGTTCGATGGCGGCAACTCGCCCGGTGGTGAGGGCCAGTATGGTGCCCCGTTTGTCCAGATTCCTGGGTACTACAAGCGTGAGGGTCAACTCTCCATGCTTAGTGGTGTTGGTGTCCCGACTGAACGGTGGAGACTGTGTAACACGTGGCCCAAAGAAAACAACTGGGGCGATATCGACTATACATCGACTGAGATCGCGACGATTGAAGTCCAGATGCGATTCGATCGCGCCATGCGGTTGCAGGTGGCGTAGATATTCATGTCGTTTCGCTAATCTAGACGTGCCATGAAATGCCTGGTTTCAATATTTGCGGCAGCGGTAAAGGCCCGCCTGGGGTCGTAGAAACAGCTCGTAAGCACCGTTGGCGTTTTGTAGCACTCAATAAGGATTTCAATAATAATGGCGGATTAGATCTATTAATATTCGCCTATAAAGCTACCAGGCCACGCCCAGAGATCGATAAGATCACTATGCACCATGGCCAGGATGAGGCTTATTTTCCCGGCAAGAACAGATGGGCTCCCATAACCATCACGTTCTATGAAGTGCTGAAGCAGAGTGGCAACTTTTCATTTGAACAGGATTTTGCCAGTGTATCAATGACTGATGCACCAGCTGAAGCTATTTATAAATGGTGGGGTCAAGCTGTTATAAACCTGCAAAGGTCACACATAGTAACAGATGATGTAAAGAAGAAGTGTGAACTTGACCTTCTCGATGGTGTTGGCAGGGCTGTTTGGGGATATAAAATGCACGGATGTTGGCCATCGAATGTAGATCCTGCCGATCTTGATTATGCTGACTCTGGCATACTTGATGTGACGTTTACGCTTGTTTATGATAAGTGTGAAGAAGAAGGGCCGAGGGAATAATGCCTGGTTTCAATGCTGGTGCAATCGGTGACCCAAGCGGGCTCCCACTGGAGCAGAAACCGTTTTACACATATACTTGGGAGCTTGCTAGTCTAGGTGGGTTTTCACCGAATAAATTTCTACCATTAATTAGTTTGCGCGAATGTACGTTGCCAGCGTTTGCCTTTGGTAAAGAGGAGGTTCAGGGTGCGTCACTCAATTATAAATATGCTAGTGATGTTACGTGGGATGATGTCAGGCTAACATTTTATGACATGCCTCGCAAGGGTGTATTATTGCAGCCAATACTTGAGGGGTGGAGTGCTGAAGTATGGAATTGTGCTGCTGGTATTGGATACGCATCTGATTATAAGAACGACACTAAAATTACTGTATTTAATGCTGACAAGACGGCTGAATATGATTGGACTATGTATGGCAGCTGGCCATCAACAATACGTGATGGTGAATTATCATACACTACTAGTGATATAAAGATAGTTGAAGTAATAGTTACTTATGACTGGGCAGTAAATACAAATGTGGTTGTTAATGGTGAATTAGTTTTTTAGTTTCGCTAGTACATAATCATAGCTATATGACTCTTGGAGATACGCCATGTCTGATAAAGACAAACCAGAGGAAATTCCACTGTCTGGTGGAGCCGCACCTCAACAACCCAAAAAAGAGAACGTGCAGAGTGGCCCAGAGCCTGACGCACATTTCGACCAGCATGAGAATATTGGCTTTGCCAAATCGCTCGAGAATGTTACGGACGATGGCGAGTTGCTGGATCGGATCGTTACTGCCCCCAGAGAAGACATCTTCCCATGGGAAGATGTAACTCTGCCTAGTAAGGGCCTCTACTACGATTGGACATCTGGTGTTATCCAAGTTCATCCTTGGGGTGCTGATGTTGATCGTATACTGGCGACGTCGCGGCTCGCGCAGACAGGGCAGTCGGTCGATTACCTGATCAACGCATGCTGCAAATTCCCGGATGGTTTTGAACCAACTGATCTTCTTGTTGGTGATCAAGTATTCCTGCTCTATTACCTGCGTGGTATCACGTACGGCAATGTGTACGAGTTCATGGTCACATGTCCGAACCAAGAATGCGGGGCTACTGGTACGCACCTTGCCGATCTCAATGAACTTGCTGAAACGATTGTTTGGGGGAATGAGAGCCTTGGCCAAGAGCCGTTTTCCATTACATTGCCATATCTGACTAAGGCCGCTGGTCGCGATGTAAATGTTGGAATCAGGTTCCTTCGGGTCAAGGATTCGCAGGCGATAGCACGTGGTAAGCGTGCAATTAAGCGTGCTGTCGGTGGCGGCTCCAAGGCGCGGATGATTAAGCGCCAGAAAAAGCAGCAGCAATGGCAGCCGGGTCAGCCTGCGAGGGAACCTGGTGCCGCTACACCGGGTCAAGAGTCGTTCTCTGCCGATATCCCACTCGATGATACTCTTACCAAGAACATAGAGCAGATCATCGTCACTGCCCTTGGGTCGACCGATAGGCACAAGATTAGGCAGCTTGTTGATAGGATGCACTCTAGTGATCTCGCCACTATAAGGGAGTGGCTTGCCGATAATACTCCTGGTATTATGACACAGGTTGAGATCGGTTGTCCTGAATGTGGTAACGAAAGTCGGGTGATGCTCCCCATCACCGAAGGCTTTTTTCGTCCAGAAAACCTCTGACGAACTTGAGAAACAGTATCAGCACTGTCTCAAGGAAATGTTCGCTCTCAAGCTCGGGATCGACGGCAATGCCAGTCTGAGTCTGCAAGAGCAGAATATGCTTACTGCCGAGGACCGTAAGTGGTGGTATGAGGAATTACAGCGTGTCGCCAACGAGCGGAATAAGAAGCAGAGCGGTAGTATTCCACATCTAAGCAAGCCTAGGATTCCTCGTCGTTAGGATTAATTTGTCCATCTCAAAGATATAATAAACCAGAGGGATGGACAATGGCAGTAGACGCACGAATCTCCGCACATCGCGGCAATACCGTAGAGCTTGAGGTATGTTTCACGTGTGCTGGCGTGCCAGCCGACCCATACGCTATTCGTATGGTGGAGATATACCACACACAAGTCCTTCCACATAATTTGGTCGCTCAGTTTGTGATGCCACATCCGTGCGACCCGGTTTATCCTGCCCCACTGCAGCGATCTACAGAGGATCTCCCTCCAGGCGATTGCGGTACCGAGGGCCAGGAGGGGGCGATAGTTCCTGGCTGTTATAAGCTTCTGTGGGAAATCCCAGATGACGCCATAGCGCCGGATGTCTACTTTGATGTCTGGTCGTATATGCCGAAGAATCCATGCGAGATAGAAGATTTCGCCGATGATTGCGTCGAGGGTAGTGACGGCGAGTTGTGTCATCCGGACCTTGACTCTGATGAGTTGTCTGGTTTGATTCTACAGAATTGCAACAGATTCTGGGTCTATCCGAACTGCTGGGACTCGCAGGATGGCTTGTCACAGATCCGTCTTGGGTTTGAACCTCTAGACCAGAAATTCCACCAACCAGAAATAAGACCGCTAGAGGTCGGCATCATGCCGCTGCCTCTGTACGACTTTGATTATAACCTCAACGTGCCCGCAATACCGAATATGACGGCAACCATCTCTATTGAAACTGGTAATAAAGAGAGGGTTGTTGATGCGGAACCGATGGAGATGGGCATACGTCAAGGCTCGTATAGGACCAACCCGTTTGTTTTTAGGTATATGATCGATACTACATCGTTCTTGATCGGTACCTATCAATACAGAGTAACTGTTACACTTCCTGACGGTACGACTAGGACGAGTCCAGACTTCGTGCTGACTATATCATGACGATAACGCCAGAGATAGGCCAATCTCGATTTGTCGAGGCGATACTTGTTACGCCGCGTGGTGGTGAGACGTGTATCGCCAACGTGAGTCTTGGAACGTCGAAATGGCAGAACCCATTTAATCGGTTCGATGTAACGAACTCTGGCGATGTCACGCAGAATGATTACGATACTCTTGTCGATTTCATCCGTGCTAACGGTACGGGTCGGTTGCCGCCTGGTAAGCTGAAGAGCCAGCCGTATGTTGATGTGAGTGGCGACGGATTTGTGACAACTAGAGATCTAGGCCAACTCGCTGAATTCCTAAATTCTGGAAAGGTCGTTGACGCTAGCGCGGAGTCATGCTATAGCGTAAATTCCTACGATATCCACAGGGATCTATATGATCCGGCAGTCATACAGACAGCTAAGGACGTGGCTATAAGGATCGGCGCAACACCAACTGCTCAATTTCATGTCTTCCTGCGTGATATTAGGACGCAGGAAATGACTGAGATTCAGATGTCCGATCCGATCCGGAACAAGCATAGTGTCTGCTTCATAAGTGTTGATTTAATAGAGTGTCCGGTATGCGGGCCTAATATAGGTGCATCTGGTTGTGACCTCGAGGCGTGTATTTTCAGGCTTCTTGGTAGTTCACTTAGTGGGCAGTCTGGTGCTCTGAGGTGCGGTGCTGTTTGTACTGTTGATGGCCGACCGCTTCTAGATCCAAACTGCTATAGACGTGAGATCCTTCCAAGTCGTGATGTGGCTGGATATGATGCCAATCCGTGTGGGTCGGAAGATGCACCTGAGGTTATACCGGAAATTCCTACTGCCGTTCAACGTCTACAACGTAGTGTAATCATAGCTATCTATGATGAGGCGACGGAGTATTACTCTGACTTTTTCGCAGAGAATGCGGCTGGGCAACAGAGGGCTTGGGATATAGCATATGGTGGTAGCCCTCAATCTAGGTATGATGCCGATAAACAGAACTGGATTGATCTCATAACGGGGCAAGCATACGATCTGGGCATCAAGGTCAGATTCGGATTGATACAACCGTATCACTTATCTAGGACGCTTAGACCAGATGGTGGCTTAGATGTTTGGCCAGTTTTATGTAGTACGTGTGACTACCCACCAGATTCAGACCGGTCCGAGTCTGACCATATCCTGTTGCCTGGCCCAACGGATCTTTGGCATCCTAGGACCAACCCCGATGGGGTTGACGTGAGGACTCCTCGGGTTTATGCCGACGAAATAGTTGACATGTTCAACACTGTTACGAGCAATGGCAACTATAGCCCTACGTTTTTGATGTTTATTCTTGACAACTCTGGGTCAGTGTATGTGAAGGATTATCGTGCCGAACTTGAGGCAGCTAAGGCCAGAATTCGTGCTGAGCACGAAGGTATAGAGATATTAGATGATCTGATCACAGAGATTCCTGAACGGTGGATATATACTGCCACTGAGGCTATGCGTAATGTCATTGCTGCGGCTCTTAAGTCAGGATAGTATTTCAGCTACATGAAAAAGCTGAAGCCAGAGCAGATATACGGTTGGGTCACTCGTGAGTTCCCAGATAACAAGCCCCGGAAGGGCGGCGACGAGATTCGCATAAATAACCCCTTCCGAGAGGATTCTGGCTATCATTTCAATATTAGTTGCACCAAAGCTCTGTGCCATGACTGGCGTGGTGATGAGTGGGTTGGCTCTGGGCCGGGTGGTAGGCGGAAGAAATGTACGTTCCTGAAGTTTGTGCAGCTGTACAAGAATTGCTCGTTCTTTGATGCCGTCAGAAGCGTTCTCGGAGCCTCTTCTGATCCACGTCTTTTTCTGAGGGTTCAGAAGACGTCCGAAGAGCAGGAGGCCACGGACGATACCTCTCTCGGCCTTCCCGATGCATCTGAGTCTCTTCTAGATTCCTCGCAACCTAAACTAGCATCTACTCTATTGAAGTGGCTGGCTAGCCGAGGCATAGATGAACGTCGTGTAGAGAAGTATGGGATGCTGCATTCGGGGTTCGATGTCATATGGCCATATTATGAATATGACGAAATAGTGTACTGGCAGAGCAGATCGCGTCTCAACAAGACGTTTATGTTTCCGCCACTGGATACGGGTGTTAACAGGAATGATTATTTGTATGGTTTCGATCAGGTGGAACCAGCTAGCCATGTCATTATTGTCGAGTCGATAATTGATGGGCAGACTCTCGAGGATCAGTGCGTGGCTTCGGGCGGGGCCATACTTGGTGATATGCAGGTCAGGAAGATCCGTGTGTTCAATCCGAAGGACGGGATAATTCTTGCGCCGGATAATGATGAGGCGGGCATTAAGAGTATCTTGTCGAATGCCGCAAAGCTGCAAAAGCTTGGCCACAAGTTGTATTATGCACTGCCACCAAAGTACCGCTATGTGGATGGTGATGAGGAGAATGAAACGAAGGATTGGAACGATGTTGCCAAGTATGTCTGCGGCTGGGACAAGGTACTTGATGTACTCAACGATTCTGTGGTTCAGCTGACGTTTATGGAGAAGAAGAAGCTGACTGGGATTGTAGACAGATTGTCTAGTAAATCAATCGCCACCCCAAAACCATCCTAGAAGCAGAAGCCCGCAGGCAGCGACACAGAGTGTGTCGAAGAAAGAGTCGTTTTTCTTCTTTTTCAGTGGGGTATCTCTTTTAATCTTGATGTCTGTGATCTTGCGTTTAACGTACGCCAGATCTCTAGCTAGCCTATCGACATTCTTAACAGCGCGATTGACTAGCATGTCGATGAATGGGGCTTGATTTTGTGGTATGGCAGGTGACTCGCTAGCTGCCATGACTCGTTCTTTTATTTTGATATATGTTACGGTATCTGCTTCTATTTCGCGTTGCAGCCGCTCTAACTCTTCCAGTGCCTCGTCTGTATCGTCTTTTGGTACAAACATAGAAGCTGTTCTAATTTCCAGCGTGCGGCTTGAATAATATGGTGTATTCTTTGTGAGCAGGTCTAGTTCTTTGATATTCATAATTATTCTCCTACCAAGTTGTAGCGGTAGGGCCGGGGATTATTAATCTACCCTGGTAAATACTCTTTGAGGATTGTGATGTTTTGTGTCCTGAATTTTCTATAGGCGTTTTTCATTGATTGTGGGGCACGGTCTTTCAACCATCTCATCCGGCTATCCAAATCTAACCTGGATAACATGTGGAAGCTCTGACGCACCAGCCGAAGCTCAGCTTTATCCATTAACTTGGACTTTAGGAGTATTAGTGTACCCCCCGAATCCGATAATTGTAGGAACAAGTCGTGTTTTGCTGGTGAGCCATATTTTATCCAAAGGAGTTTCATGTGACTAAGCGACTTATCCAATCACCACGAAGGCCATCCGGCAATGCATCGCCAGGTCTTGGAACACCAGAGCGGCTTGGCCCATCTGCTACAACATCACCAATATTTAAGGTTTTGATAAAACGAGAGGGTAGATCGTTTGACATAACCCCACACTGCCGTAGGTTTGAGTATAGTGCTATGCTTAACCGTGGCGAAATGGTTAGGATTCGCCTTTCAGATATGAGATTCATAGAGATGAATCCACTGTTTGGCAAGCAATATTTTAAGTATAGCAAGAGGTACGCACCACTTGAGATAGAGTCGCAAGTCGGCTGGATGAATAACGATAAATTATGGATACGAAAGCAGCAACACGCACTGGTGTCTGTTACACCGCATGGCGAATCTGACAACACAGCATGGATTGAATTCGTGGGTGTTGACTATCCAACATACTGGTTGTCTGCAGGCGACGCTGGTGGTGGTGCTTATGAGGGTAACGTAAAAGAGGCGATTGAACAAGTAGTAATTGACTACGGTGCTGATGTTACGCTCGATTTTAGAGGCAGAACTACCGACAGTAAGTTCAATAAATGGTATCAATATCGCCTGCCGCCGATGGCACTTATTGACTCAATGCTTGAGTGGTCCTGCACTGTTAATGAAAAAGAGACAAGGTGGTTTAAATATCCGGACGGCAAGAAGCTTATTATACAAGAACAAGCCCGCGTCGACTCATTACATAGGAGCACCTATGAATATAGGGGCTATGGCGGTGGCCCATATGGTCAGGGAGATATACAAGAGTGGGAGATGCTTGGCGACAACGCTATACAGATGGTCGGTGATAAGATACTAAGTGGTGGGATGTCAGCGGTTTCTGGTGTGTACTATGATCAGGTTGATTATGAGCAGGATGTTGGCGTTGATGATGTTGGCACTCCAAATAAGTATAACCCATCGAATACAGTAAAAACATCATATGCCAGAACAACCGATAGTCCGCAGCCAGAGGGAACGTATGGCGTTGGCTGGTCGCATGTACACCCAATCCCCGAGCATTCTGCTGGTGATCTTGGTTTGAAATATGACCAATATATTGACGGTCGCGCACGTCGTCTGTATCTGGGTCTCAACGATCTGACTATGAGATGCAGGTTTACTGTTACTGGACACTATATATGGTCTGGGTCTGAAGGTCTTGGTGCCGATACCATCAACGTGATCATGCTGACTGATGATAATGACCAGCAGTTTTTGCACGGCAACTGGATAGTATATGGTTTTGACCATGCGGCTGATGAGGATGGGTGGACCACTGATTTATATTGTTCTAAGATAGATTATGATGCATTTGGCAAGAAAGTAGGCAAGACCAACTCCCAGGCGAGGAGATAAAATATATTATAGGTTATGGCGGATATTAATGATTATGCCCTGAATCTTGCTCTCAACATCGACGCGACGGCGGCGATTGGACAGTTAGATACTGTATCTGAGCAGATTGATCAGATAAACACCGATATCCAGACATTATCGACAACTATTAATACTGACCTCGCACAAGCCGCTCAGACATTATCTGACAGCATGCAACAGGTCAACACACACATTACTGCGATAAATACTGGTGCCGCTACCCTTGGTGACAATCTTACGTTGACAACTACACCGTCTACTGAGATGCTTGAGGCGCAGCAACAAATCAGTATTGCTCTGGGCCAAGTGGTTGAACGCCTTCAAGAAATGATTGACTATTTGGCCACGATAGTCATTGACACTGGCGATATCTCTGAGAATATCGCTATGATGAGGGATCATGTTGATGAGGTAAATGAATCGTGGTGGGACTTCACAAAGAAAACGGCTAAATCGGCGCTTGCACTCGGAGGTGTGCTATTTAGTATGAACGCTATTAGGGCGGCATTCCATGCGCTGAATGAGGAATCAGCACAGTTTCAGTATGCATCTTTCAGATCACAGGGGTCTATGGATGAAATGCTCACTAAGGTCAATAGGGCAGCCGTTGAGTATGGTGTCTTAAAAACTGAGGCGACGGAAGCTGGCAAGATACTTGGGCAAATTATGCGTGTACCAGGACGTGACCTCGAGAAGTATATTGGTATGACTGCCCAATTCTCGCATGTTACTGGTGTCAGTGCAGATGCTACTGCCAACTGGGCACGCAAGATGAGGCTTGCTGGGTTTGGTGTTCAGGCCACCGAACGTGTTCTAGCCAAGATGACATATGCTATGGAGCAGGCTGGCCTTACGACTGAACAGATGCAGTCACTGATGGCCGAGCAAACTGAGAAGGCTGGGGTCAGAATGTTCATCTGGGGCCGTAAGAACATGGAGATGGTACAGGATTATCAAAATAGGATGGTTGCATTTGCTGGCCAGACAAAGGGCAATGTCGGGGCGATGCAAGAATTGACAAGTACACTATTAGACAATGCTGTTGCGCAAAACATACTTGCCTCTAGGGGTGCAAAATTCCATTCACAACTTGAAGGTTTGACTGGTGCTGAGCGCAAGCTTACCGCAATCCAACTTGGTCTGATGGACGTGATGAATGAGATGTCGGGCCAGCTGGGCGACATTGATATACATTCTGAATCTGGTGCGTTACAAATGCTGAACATGGCTGAAGCATATAGCGCACAGGTTGGTGTTACTAAGGAATTATTGGCAGAGACTTATGCATGGGCTGATGCCAACAAGCTTGTTGGCGAGGGTGCGGTAAATGATTTCAACAAGTTTAAGTCGGCCCAAGATTCAGTGCTGAAGAATTATGACCAACAGAATAAGCTCAATGAGATGTATGGAAAGTCCATGCTGAACATGGGCAAACGGATTGAGGAAATACTCAACAAGATCACTATTGCTTGGCAGTCGCTAATCATCAGGATCAAGCCATACATCATGGCGTTATTGGATGTTATTGAGCCACTTATAGATGCGGTACTCAAGTTTATTGACCCCATGATAGCGATTGCACCTCCAGCAGAGGCGGCTGCAGATGCTGTTGGTAAGGTAGCAGAGGCAGCAGGGCCACTAACCGCTATTGTTAAGCCAGCAGAGGCGACTGCCGAAGCTGTCAGTAAAGTGGCCGATGCAGCTGAAGGCACGAGCGGTGCTGTAAAGGGTACAACGAATGCACTTAAAGGATTTGATATAACGTTCGGCGGTGTTATTAAGACGCTACTTGGGATAGGAGTTGTTTATGCCGTCATTAAGGTTGGCATAATCTTGCTTGGCCAATTTATGAAGGTTCTGAGTCCAGCTAAGCTATTGGCATTGGCCGCTGCTGTTGCCAGTGTTGGGCTTAGTGTTCTCATGGTGGCTATAGCGTTTAAAATGATTGCTGATCTGGGTGCTAGTGCGTTGATACCACTACTCATTATGGTGGTCGTGTTTGGCGCACTCGCCGTTGCTATTATAGCGTTGACATATACCGCCGCAGCGTCTGTGCCGGTAATGACTACATTGTCTGGTCTGTTGTTGTCCGCAGCTGCGGTGATGCTTGCGCTTGGTGCTGCTGTCGTGATGGTTGGGTATGGGTTCAAGCTACTCGCTTCGTCATTTGTTACTATGGCGTCACTTGGCTGGGCTATAATCGGGCCATTGGTAGCGCTGATTGTTGTGCTTGGCGGATTGACTGTTGCTGCATATCTATTGGCACCAGTTGGGTGGATAGTGGTTGGTGTGCTGCTTAGTATAGCCGCTGCGGCCTTGGCTGTTGGTGCAGCGACCATAATGGTTGGTGTCGGATTCAAAATGATGGGTGCCGCCATTGTGTCTGTTGCTGAGGCCGGTTGGGGTGCTATCGCGGCACTGGTTGCGATGACAGTTGCGATAATCGCACTTGGTATCGCTGGATATTACATGGCACCCGCTCTTGTTGTTGTTGCTGGTGTGTTGCTTGCCATTGGTGCTGCTGCACTGCTTGCGGGTGCTGGTATAGCATTGATGGGTGTTGGGTTCACACTTATAGCTAGTTCGTTGGCTACGATTTCAGAGCATGGGTCTGGTGCAGCAACAGCCATAGGCGAGGTCATGGTTGCGCTAGCTAAGCTTGGAGCTATGGGTGCATTGCTTGGTATTGGGTTAATAGCTGTCACTACTTCATTACTTAGCCTGGCTGGAGCTGCAATCGCGGCTGGTATAGGCATGGTTCTGATTGGCGCTGGCCTGTGGCTTGTTGGTGCCGCCATCAAGATGATGGGTGATGCTGGACCGAACGCTACTAATACGTTGCTGGCTATAGCTGGTGCGATAGCTGTGCTTGGCGGTGCTAGTGTTGCCTATGCACCTGGGATACTTGTACTGACTGTAGCGTTGCTTGGGTTGTCTGTTGCCGCGATACTTATTGGTGTCGCCGCCGTTGCGTTTGGGTTTGGTCTGAAGCTAATAGCCGGTGCGATTGATTCGATGGCTGGCGTTAGTGTCGCGCAGCTAGAGGAGATTTCGTTAGGATTGTTGACGTTCCTTGGTACCGTCATCGCTGCTAGTGTTATGCTGATCGCCGCCGCTAGTTTGATGATGCTTGGTTCTGTTGGAATAGGACTTGCATTTACTGCATTTAGTGTATCACTGTGGTTGATAAGCCTGTCTAGGCTGTCTGCAGTTGCTGAATCGTTTGATATGCTATCTAAGTCTCTTGATTCACTTACTAATGTCAACTACACCAGGCTGAAGGGTGTTGGTGGAGCTGTCAGGACGTTTGCTGCGGATATCAACAAGTCCAGGAAGGAGATCACTGCTGCTGTTTCTGAGCTTGATACATTATCCAATGCTGGCACTGGCGTTATGAACCTTGCTGATGCATTATATGATATTAATGAGATCAGTATAAGTGACGCATCCGTTAATATAGTCGATGGCATCAAATCGCTCGTGACTGGTCTAAAGAACATCAATACCGCTCTTGATCGTAAGTCGATTGAAAAAGCCATCGGCAATCTTGTTAAGATTGTGCATTCGGTTTCTGGCAAATTGATACTTGGCTTTGAGTCGATGCTCAATACCAAGTCGTTTATCGAGAATGTTTTTGAAGAGATATCTAAGACGATCAAGGAGGGTGTAACCAAAATATCTGATGAGACGTCTAAGATAGATGAGGCTATGGCACCTGTCACCGAGTTACCGGCTGCGACATCGACACCATCTGAAGCCAGTGCGGGGTTGGCATTGCCAGAGGGTGTTGAGATGCCAGGCGAGATACCATCAACACAAGTTTTTGATCAAGAATCACCTAATACGTGGCGTCAAGGTAGGGAGAACAGTACAGCAACAAGACAACAGACTGCCGTATTGGGTGAAATAGTAGAAATACTTGGTGAGCTGCGTGATAAGAATAGAGATGTTGAAATATTAGAAGCACTGACGAATGTGAAGAGGTCCGGCAGGAGGAATCGTATCGGTAGCGGTGGTGCTAAGGGTGGCGGCGAGCCGGATGGAGGTTAGTAATGGCGTCCAGATTATGTGATATAGATACCAACATAGCTAGAGCGGCTGCGTTCGCAGTTCCGCAAAAGGGTCTTGACGATGCCCATCTAATAGGTAGAGGTTTTGGTAATGACTTTCTGACACCTGAAGGTAAGCTAAGACAACCAGGCGGAAAGGAGGGCAATGCGCGATCTAGGATTGCTTTTCAATTCCCGCCAAAAGTTGTCTCTGATGGCCGCGACGGCAATTGGACAGAGACTGCTGTCCCAGGTCAACCAGAATTTGCCGTATTTGCTAATTCTGGTTCTAGAAGAACAACTATAGAATGGACATATATCGTAGGTGCTATACCTGGGTGGGACTCTACGGAAGTCAAGAGGAATGTTGCATTGTTGAGGTCATACTATGCTAGAACTACAGATAGATTTATGAGCCAGGAACTTGTGATATTCCTTAAGCTTTGGATGATTGGTGGCGATCAGGAGCAGACATATAGAATGTTGTCGGTTGATATAAGCCATGGTAAGACACTAGTTGCACCACGGGGGCCAGATTTAATGTCGCCTGGTGATCTAGATAAAACATTCCCACTTAGAACTGATGTGCGTGCCGATCTTAAAGTGTGGACGGACGGAATGGGTAAAAAGGAAGCGCCAGAGGGATATGAAGAATCACTAAGTAACAGACCGCGACCTGGATGGTACTAATGTCTATTGATGTAGATCCATTTTCTCGATTTGCACAAACAGAAACTGTCTCCACAGAGGAGGGAGAGACGTTTGGTAAGTGGGTTGAGCCAGACGTATTGGTAAATGAACTGCCGGAAGATGCTATACGTAGGTATACAACCCCCAGTGCCCTTGAGGGTAGGCCGGACAGAATATCGCAGGTGTTGTATAATACAACACACTTGGATTGGCTGATCGTGGCCTTAAATGGCACCAGGGATGTTCTTAACTGGCCTAGGGCTGGCGACGTAATTAAAACGTTAGAACCATCGCTGGCCAGAGATCTGATACAATGATTGAAGATACATATACTGATATTAATGACAGATTTATATCTATGCGCAATCGACAGTTGCGCGGTCGATATCTTGGACAATTAAGGGCAGTAGTTGTTGAGACAAATGATCCGCTTCAGATATATCGCATTAGATTTAGATGTCCTCAGCTACACGACTCTGATCTAGAGGCGAAGGATTGCCCGTGGGCAGTGCCGGACACGCGGATCGGTGGTAAACGTGCTGGCGAATGGACACATCCGTGCATCGGTGACTGGGTCTGGATCACGTTTGAAGATGGCCATCCGTATGCACCCATCTGGACTGGGTTCGCTAACCCAACTAGGCGTAAATTGTATCCATACCCCTCAATTTTTGGGGTCACGCCACTGCCAGTCGATGAGAAAGGTGATCCGGCAGAACAACCGGAGGATTACGAAGAGGATTATCTGCCCAAAGACAGTAGGCCGATGAGCCACGGTCGGCAGGATCGATATGGCAATCTTGATATGAGCAGTGCTGTTGGCTTCTTTCCTGTTGAACACAAGGAGCCGCCGCCAGATCCAGACCATGACCCTGTTCAGTCTTTGAATGCTGGCTTGACTAGTGAAGAGCAAGAGAAGACTCCATTCAACCAGCAGACTGGAAAGCCGAAGGTTAATGATCCCGATCTGAAGTACATGTTGAGAATGACCAAGTACGGGCATCTTTATTTTATGGGTGACCAGTGCTATCATTGGCAAAAAGAAGGTGACGAAGGCTCGCTTGGCGAATTTGAGGGTGATTTTGATGAGGATGAAGAATTCGAGACCAAGAGATGGCTGGATATCCAGAAGCTAATAAATGAGGATGATCTTGGTAGCGACCAGAGACGCATTCTCGAGATGACTAGATATGGTCATTATAGGGAAATGCGTGATGTTGGCTGGAAGAAGTCGAGGGAGGGTGAATATGCCGAGGGTCGCAGGGACATAGTAAAACCAAAGGAAGACAGTGAGGGTGGCGAGTCTAGCAGTGAATCGGACGAGAAGGACGAACGATGGATTAAGACAGGCACACCGGGCGGTTGGTTATTCCAGATGTCTGATGTCGGGTTCGATGCCCAAGACGACAAATGGCTAAAACGCACGCTGCTGGAATCCGTAAAGGCACGCAGGAAAGAGGACGAGGAGTGGGAGGATGACGATTTCCGTGTGTCCAGATGGCTTGGTCGTCACGGTTTTAAGATAGCTATCGATGAGCGTGGATCTGATGAGAAGGATTCGGACACGAAAGAGAATCCACACGGTAGAGGTATCTTGATAAAAGGCCGTAGGTCACCGGGTTCTGAATGTAAAGAGGCGTCAGGTGATGAACGCGGTTTCTACTGGGAGTTCAATGAACAAGATAGTGCCAACTTTACTACTTGGGGCACGCCTTTGGGTTCTACTATCCAAATGAGCGATAAGCACAAGTATATTATGGCGGCTACCGATCAGTCTGACTATCCAACGGCGTGGAAGAAATTTAGTGATGTCGAGATACATGATGATTCTCTTGTCGATGATGGCGAGCACCCACAAACCAACTCGCATCACATGATCCTAGATGCCGCAAATGATTACATCAGGTTCAAAACGAAATCTGAGAGCGGCGAGCACCAGGGCCTAGAATGTCGCGACAGTGACCAAGGCGATGGGCCTTGGGTTGAGTTGGTTGATGCTGATAGACGCGGCCTGATATTCTTTGGCAAGGATGGAGTAGTAGCATTACATGGTAAACCGATTGGTACTCGCCGTGGTATGACGAATTTCGGTCAGTCACTATGGATGAATGACAGAACCGGCGAGATGGTCATTTACAATGAAAACAATGAAGGTCGATCGCAGATGATTTGTGGCGGAACTACCGAAGTCATTGGTAGGGACATCCAGGTGGCCGCGTTAAATGATGTTAGTGTCCGTGCCAGCCGACGCATTGTGTTTGATTGTAATGGCACCAGGCTCGAGATAAGACCCGGTATTATATGGGCCAATGCACCTATACTTGCACCGTTATTCTTCCCATTCTTCCCGACTATACCGCCTGCCCCAATACCTGAGGATATATTACCGCCAAATCAGGAGCCATCTGATCGTGGTAAACGCTACAACACTGAGATAAGTTGTCCGGATGAGGGAGAATCCTCTGGCGGGTAATTATCCTGGACAAAGTTATTATAGTCCCATGATTATAAGACATCCAACAGCACTGTATAGTAACCAAATCCCGCAAGAGCCCAGCGATGGCGGGAATGTCACGTTCACCATTAGTATGGAGAACCCAGAACGTGACGATCAACAGGTTACACGTCTACCACCTGCCGTCGAACTGCGTGAGAAGACTGGTGATAGGCTGACAGATGAGGAGCGTCGTGCTGCTCTTGGCGATTATGCCTATTCTGTTAATGAATCTCAGGCCGATCAGGTTGGTACATCCAAGAAGCAGTATGAAGCCGGGCAAGTCTTGGAGTTCACGACTGAAGAGATAGCTCCTCTTAATCCAATGCTGGTCAGTAAGCGTACCGAGATTCGCCATGACACCAATAAGCTAGATCTTACTGGACTGGGTATTTCTCAAGATGACATCAATACGATAGATTCTATCGCGTCGACACAGATGGATGATCTGTACGCTGAACTGAGCGTACAGAAGAACAAGCGAAAGAATGCTGAGACGGCAATTGGCGAAAATCAGAAGACGCAAAATGAAACGAACAAAGCGATAGCAGCTATCAATGAACTCGTTGATACTGCACCAGAATTATCGCAGACTATCAAGGAACTTGAAGCTAATCTGAAACGTCTTCAGGATGAGGCAACAGAACTGCGGACAGAGGCGAATGATGCCTCCGCCGCTGCTGACAGTATACTTGAACAGATTAGAAACGTTGCACAAGTGGTGCGATAATGGCTATATACTTCGGATTTAACCCACCGTTTGTTGGCGGCAACCAGGGCGTGTTGTCCCGCCAGGAGGATGAGCGGCTAATCAAGAATGATATATTGCAACTCCTTCTAACATTGCCTGGAGAACGTGTCCACGAGCCATTCTTTGGTACTAGAATCCGTGCGGCTGTGTTTGAACCGCTTGATGATGTCACGATGTCTGAGTTAGAAGAGGAAATACGGGCCGCAATAGCGAATGAGGAGCCACGTCTAACAGATCCGAATGTGTACATGCAGAAGGATGAGCAAAGGAACACGCTACGGATAACGGTGTCTGGAAGATTGACGCTGGACCCGAATACCATACTGAAAGCTGAAGCGGAAGTGCCGTTGCCAGGAGCCACATAATGAGTGATAGGGAAACACTTTTCGACCTCCCCACAGATCCTGAGCAGATTGGTATACTACTGCCTCCAGCCAATCTCAGGAAGATCAATTTTAGTGCGCTGGACTTCACAACTGCACGCCGGGCGACCATTGAGTACATCAAATCATACTACCCAAATGATTTTAACGATTTTGTCAAAAGCAACGGCATGATGATGCTGGTTGATATCCAATCCAGCAATGTTGCTAAGTTGAGCCTTCGTGGCGATATTCTTGCTAATGAGGGTTTCCTGCCGACGTCTACGACTGAGGAAGCTGTTATACAGCATTTGGCGCTGATTAATCAGAAGTTCAGGCAGCAGACGCCAGCGGTTGTCGATATAGAGATATCTGTGCCGACAGCATTGACTACTGATCTACATATTGATCCTGGCACGTTGTTTAGATTGCGTGGTCCTGATGGCCAGCCGGTATACTACGAGTTGTATCGTGCGCCTGGCGACTTCACTAGCAGCACTATAATTCAGGCCAGCAAACGTGGTGTTATTGGGTATGGCATCGAGGGTCGATTTGCAAATCCAACTGTTGTAGTCAGCACTGGTGGACCAGGGCAACAATTGACTGTCAACCAGCCGGATATACTTGAAGCGCCGATAACTGTGTTTATTGAGGCCGATGATGGTGTTGAGGAGTGGGCGGCAACATTTGAACCGCTCGAGCGGTTCGGCCCTGACGATAAGGTTATGAATGTCGCGGTCTTTTCCGATAGGGCAGAGTTCACATTTGGTGATGATGTCAATGGTCAGGCACCGTTGTCCGGTCAAGAGATCACTGTATCATATCGTGTTGGTGGTGGTATTCGTGGTAGGATTGGGTCTGGTGCGATCAATGAGACTCGTGCTATTTCGCCGATGCCTCCTTCTAACTCACCAATCCAGGTGCTATTTAGGAATGTTGCACCTAGTTCTGGTGGTACTGACCGTGAGACGATTGAACAGGCCAAGAAGCGTGCTCCTAGGGATTTCGCGGTCAGAGCGTTCGCATCGGACAGACCAGCGAGTATCGTTACTGAGGGTGATTATGCACAGGTTGCAACGACTTTCGCCCATCCTGTTTTTGGTGCTGTTGCTAAGGCGATTGCTACGATCCGCACCGGTCTGAACGCTAACCTGGTTGAGATTTACATATTGGCGGAGGGTCCTGAACAGCTTGTAACACCTAGTGTTGGGCTCAAGCTGGCATTGAAGAATTATATTACTGAATTCAATGTCTTCACAGATACCACTGATGTCTTGGATGGTGCTGTAAAGTCTGTCGATGTTGAGATGACTGTAGTTGTCAATAGGAATGCTGATGCCACATTCGTCAAGACTAGGGTGAATGAGGTACTGGACAACTATTTCAACGTCGCAAATAGAGAGATGGGACAACCGCTCTATGTATCCGAATTAACAGAACTCATCACTGGTGTTGATGGTGTCCTGTATGTTGATATCTTCAAACCTAGTGACAATATCCTTGCTACCAAGGAGCTTGCAGACCCGGATTTGAAGGGTGTTGGTATCAACGAGATTATTATCGAGGGCACTCGAGACGTCAGAGTGTACTACGAGCCCGCCTACAAGAAGAGTGGAACCTAGAGCACCTTTGCTAACTTCCGCAAGGTTTCTAGGTCATCCTCACCGCCTTCATCTATCCGCTCGATATCGTGTATAGATACGATACCGTGATTGTCTGTCCAGTAGAATTCTACTACGTTACCTGATTCTAGTACCCTAAATCTGTGCCATATGCCAGTTGGTACTGATAACTCCATGCCGGGCCGCAAAAGCGTTAGCTTACCGAGTGACATATGTTCGGCTATTTTTGGCTTCTCACGCCATTCTTCTATTATTAGTGCACCGTCTTGAACTGTGAATATATTGGCTCGTTCTTTGTGTCGGTGACAGCTGCATCGCCACCCTTCTTTGACTCGTAATCTACTGACGGCGACGTCTTCTGATTCGAACATGTGCTCGACGTGTCCCCAGCATTTTTCTTCCCACATTGTATATCCCCGTTGTTTATTTAGAGTTCCGTAGATATGTTGTGACACGTCTTCCTTTGATATGTACTGCCCATATCAAAAATTTGGTAACGGAGTGGAGGTTTAATGTGTGAATTACGCGACAAGGTGACCCCCATTTGGCTGATCGTTTACGATCAAGACCCATCTAAAGCATATACGTTCACTAGTAAGGAGAAAGTGGTCGCATCTGTAGAGGGGGCGCTTAGGTCTAGTAATACTGGGGATAATCCAGATATTGATGTGATTTGCGAGGAAGTGCTATTAAAGCTTGATGAGGCGTGGGGGATGTCTTTTATCCTCATGCGGATGTTCGATATAGAGTTATTTATACATCGTCTAGATATAGATCGACACAATGCCGTTGGCAAGATACTAATGGATGCGCATGATGCATTAGATGGTGTTGATGATGAGCTAGCTGGTAGGATTGACGATTTGTTTATTGATCCTACTGTTCTTATGTCAAGTGGCTAGTTCTTTGTCGAATTTGTCTTTCAATGCACGCAGTATACCGGCTAGTGTTTTGGCCTGATCATACTCTTCTCCGTGCTGAAAAGTCAACACCGACTTTGGGTTTTCTGGGTCGACGACAAATGCGAATGCTGTTTTTATGCCTGCCTCGTCGCAGGCTGCAGATAATTGACCCATGAAAAACTCGTATCGCTCTTCAAACTTTATCGAGTCATCATTTTGTGTGGGAGTTTCGTCAGTATGGGAGTTGGATTCTTCGGACATCTGCTCTACTCGTATTAGATGTTAACGAGACTTCTGCCTCTGCTGGTTAATCATGCCTAAAATACATACTGACCCTGAAGTAGTTTGGAAAGTTTGGCGCTGGTGCTGCGAGGCATTTGCTAAACACGGGCGTATACTAACATTCCCAGAAGGCACAGATCCACAAAAAACCTATCAGTGGCGCTACGTTTCGCGATTGGCGCGGCGACTTGAAGAGTGGGATTTTGATGACCAGACCTCACAAACGTTCATTCGGTCTATTGCTGAATATGTTAGAGAACGGAAGCTATACCACAAAGGAATGTCAGTCTTCTTTCAGGCCAACATACTGCAGATATGTTATGAACGTGTCATCGCACAAGACGATGAAAATGATGAAAGGCTGGAATCATTAAGAGCATCTAGACACTTTTTAGATGCTAAGCTTCGTAGTGATTCATTGTATGAAATGCTGATTGACAGGCCAAGACTTGATGCTGATTTTAATATCGTTCGATGGTTTAGGGATGGCAAGATTTCACTCTGGTATCTTGCCCTGTCGAAATCTTGCGTCCGTGCCATGGCAAAGCTTGCTAAGGCTATGCCGAAGCAACGGTGCCTGCTTCCGAAGCAATCTGATATCTACTTCGCTAGGTCTGAGGTAGTAGATGATGTAGCAATAAAACAACAAGCCGAAACCATTCTAGGATCTGATTGGAGAGAGTTGTGCATACGCTAACAAGGGAAGAAGTTAAGGATGAACCTCGTGCATATTTTAACGGCTTGCATAATAACGGGTTTAGCGACGACGATTACTTTAGACTAGACGAACGATTCCTTAACCGCTTCAATGGTAAGAAGCCAAATTTTGGATTCAATGGCCTTGGTGAGTTTGTCTTTTATCGCACATACTCGAGAATCAAGGAAGATGGAACAAAAGAATCGGCAATGGACACGTTCAAGCGTGTTGTTGAGGGATGCTACGAGATCCAACGCCGCTATTGCGATATGCTTCACATTCCTTGGACACTTGAACGTGCACAGGTATCTGCCCAAGAGATGTTCACAAGGATGTGGGAATTCAAGTTCCTTCCTCCGGGTCGTGGGCTTTGGGCGATGGGAACCAAATTCATGTGGGAGCGTGGCAGTGCCGCGTTGAACAACTGCTTTGCGGCTGAAACCGAGATTATTACCAGAGATGGCATAAAGAAAATCGGCGATCTGGTCGGCACCACTCAGACGGTGCTGACGACTGGCGGCAAATGGGTTAATGCACCCATCCGGTCATTTGGTGAACAGGAATTGAAAAAGATCGTTTTGCGTAGGGGCAGGCACCGCAAAACGATTTATGCAACACCAGATCATAGGTGGTTTGTAAAATCGAAATCGCGGCAGCTTGTTACTGTTGGTGGCGGTGACGATCATGGGACATATAGGACTCGCGAGTGTTCGACAGACCAGTTGAAACCTAACATGCGTCTTGCTGCTAATTTCGGACAAGGTATAAATAACAATAAGCTGCGGCCAAGTCCCGTTGGCATAATGCACGGCATATGCTTCGGCGATGGCACCACTGGCTCTGCATCTGAGGACCACGGCACATACTTATATCTATGCGGGCAAAAGAACGAAGAATTGTTGAAATATTTCCAGCAATTCCATGTGACTGATGCACCAGAGCGGGGGTCAGAAGGTGCTAAGCGTGTTGCCGATCTGCCAAGAGCGTTCAGAAATGCACCAGATATCCGTGAGGCCCGCACATATCTGTATGGATGGCTTGCTGGGTATTTTGCGGCAGATGGTGATATAACCAAAAAGGGTACGTGTCGTATTGCTAGCTCAGAGAGATCTAACCTGGAACTTGTGAAATCGGTCTGTGCCATACTTGGTATCGGTGTTCATGACATAACTGAGAGTCTTCAGACGGTTAAGCATGACGGTAAAACGAAGAAGTTCATAGGTTATCGTATTGCCTTGTTTGCCGACCATTTGTGCGACGATTTCTTCCTGCTGTCTGACCATCGTGAACGGTTTGAGGCCCTAGTTGCGAATCGCGGCAGGGCTATACCGATGTATAATTTTTGGTATGTTGATTCGGTTGACGATAGCGGGAGGTTTGAGGAAGTATTTTGCCCGCAAGTGCCAGAGTATTATGCATTTACTCTCGATGGAAATATTCTTACTGGCAACTGTGGATTCATATCGACAATCGACATAGATAAAGATCCTGCAGAGCCGTTTTATTTCATGACGGACATGTCGATGCTTGGTGTTGGTATTGGCTTCGACACGCGAGGTGCTGGCAAACTCGAGATTGTTAAGCCCCACAATGAAGAGAAGATCTACGTCATTCCTGATACTAGGGAGGGTTGGGCTAATTCAGTTAGGCTTCTGGTGTTGTCCTATACGCACCAGCCCGAGCTTGGCCGTCTGCAGTATGACTACAGCCAGATACGTCCGGCCAACACACCCATTAAAGGGTTCGGTGGTAAGGCTTCCGGTCCTGGTGTTCTGATTCGTCTCCACGAGATGATGCGGGAATTGCTTGAAAGTGTGTTGAGACGACCGGATAGTCGTCTTACGAGTGTTGATATCGTCGATATGATGAACTTCATCGGCAAGTGCGTTGTTGCTGGTAATGTTCGTCGAACTGCGGAGATCGCATTTGGGATGCCCGACGATCTTGCATACATTACTATGAAGGACAACAACATCTACCCCGATGAGTATGAATCTCATCGTTGGGCATCTAATAATTCGGTGTTTGCTGATGTTGGGATGCCCTACAACAAGCTCGCGAAGCAGACATCTATAAATGGCGAACCCGGATATCTATGGCTTCACAATGTGCGGAACTACGGTCGCATGATTGATGGGTACCAGGAGGGTATTGATCGGTTGGCTATGGGTGCCAACCCATGCGTGGAGCAGTCGCTCGAGAGCCATGAATTATGCTGTCTAGTTGAGACGTTCCCGACGCATCATGACAACGCCGCCGATTACCATAGGACACTGAAATTCGCCTATTTATATGGTAAAACGGTCACACTGCTGCCGACACACTGCCGGTACACAAACTCGGTGCTCCTACGCAACAGACGAATCGGCCTGTCGCAGAGTGGCATAGTACAGGCGTTTGAGAAGTTTGGCCGCAGGCAGGTTCTTGATGAGTTCTGCGACAAAGGTTATAAAATTGTCTGTAACTGGGACAAGATCTACGCCGATTGGTTATGTTGCAAGAGATCAATCAAGAAGACGTCTGTTAAACCAAGTGGCACTGTTTCTCTTTGTGCTGGCGCTACGGCTGGCATCCATTATACTATCGCACCGTCGCGGCATTATTGGCGTCGTGTACGCATTGCTGCGGATAGCATCCTTGTCAAGATACTGGTCGATGCTGGTTATGATGTTGAAATTGATGCTAAGGATGATAGGACGATGGTTGCTAAGTTTGGTGTTAGTGCACCGAATGCTGCGACGGTCGCAGAGGTATCGATCTGGGAGCAGATTAAGAACGCTGTTGATTATCAGCGCTACTGGGCCGATAATCAAGTATCGTGTACTGTCCAGTTTACACCAGAGGAAGCGTCGCAGATTCCTAGCATCTTGGCAGCATTTGATGATGAGTTGAAGGGTATCAGCTTTTTACCGCAGTTGGACCATGGCCATATCCAGCCTCCTTATGAGGCGGCTACAGAGGAAGAGGTGACTGCTTACAATAATAGCCTCAAGCCTATTGATACGTCTCGTTACATCTTCGAAGATGCTAGTGGTACTAAATTCTGCGATGGGGATACCTGCAGCGTTATTTAGTATTTCATAGTTCATGAAAGAACTATACGAATACGTGGAATGGCTACATAAGGTAGACGCTTACCATAGAAAACGCGGGTTCAGACTATCTGAAGCGTCCGATACGATCTGCACTAATCATCTGATCGAGGAAGCGGTCGAGCTACAAGCAGAAGTGCTTAATGATGACGACGCTGGTATTGTGAACGAATGTTCTGATCTGATGGCATGTGTCATTCATTTGCTTGTTAGCCGCAACATATCGATCGACGATGTTCAGCATGCAGCCTTGAAAAAACTAGGGAGTGTCTTTACTACCGATAAAGATGAGGTGCTGACTTCTAAACCGGGCTTTGCTAGGAGTAATCGTGAATGATTGCGACAGAGAAAAGCCGCCTAAGTGTGTTTTAGCTGGTATGCAGCTTATCCGTGGGTGGTTAGAACGGTTTGGGTATACATCGGCTACTGGTAGGTATGTGATTGGTAAGTGTATACAAGCAACATTCATGCACGACCATATACTGAAGCCAGACCTCATAGTCACTATTTATTTCAGCGACTCATCTATCATAATGAAACGTCGTTATAATGATGATAGCTACATTGGTACTCTAGCAGATCCGAACATCAGAGACAAAATAGATGCGGCAACAGAATGGATGATGGTAAATCCACAACCGATGCAAGATTAGCTGGTGCTGGGCTAATTGCACATTTCCTATTGAAATGCATGGAGGACCTTGGCTATCTGCCGTCAAATTATAGGCATTCTGCGGCGTTTGATTTGATCTGGTTTGAGGATGCTCAGGGCGATAAACTTTCAGTAGAGATAGAGCGACCAAGCAATGTTTATATATTCTATGGTAGCATCAAAATATTTATAGGGACATTTTGCGACCCAGAGTTGAAGAAAAAGCTCAGAGCAACAGTTAAGGGCGCTTACAGGAAACCTCGAGTGGAACGTAGGCGATGCCGGAACGTACCGTATGATTGCAAGAATAGTAGATGATAGGTGGATCTACCTCGATAATGTGACTGAGTGGGAAGAGTCTATGATAGACGACCACTTCAGTGCTGAGGTACCCAATAGCAGATATATAGAAAGCTCTGAGTTACAGAGTTGGGACGGCGTTTATCGCCGATATAATTTTCAGCAGCAGCGATTGGCTAGGCCATTTCTTGGCGAGCTAAGGGCATTCTGTAAAAAGAAGGATCTGCAGATAGTTGTTGAAGATAAGCGTCCACCGGCAAAATACAAACCAATAAGTATAGATAGACTCACCGAATCATTTCTGCCTGGCATTACACTCAAGGATTTCCAGATCAAGGGAATAAAGCGGGTCTGGTCTACTGAAGTTGGAATATTCGATATCCCGACTGGCGGCGGGAAGACTGAGTTAATGGCCGCTGTCTGCAAGATTATTAAATGCCCAACTGCCATTATAGCTGAGCAGAGAATTGTTATTGATCAGATCCGCGAGCGGTTGACGCTGCGCGATGTCTGCGAGGAGCCTGGGTTATTCTATGCCGGGAAGATGCCTACTGGACAACTGATTATTGTTGGGACAATACAATCATTGGTAGCACCTACCAAAAGGCCACAGAAGCCAGAGAAGGAGAATTATAAAACGACGGAGCACTCGACCCAGGAGAAGAAGTACAAAGCCGCAAAGAAACGCTACGAGATATCTCTGAAGGCATTCAGGAGCAGGAACAAGAAGGCGAAGGCCATCAGAAAGCTCATCGGCAAGTGTCATATGATATTGGTAGATGAGTGTGATCTGGCTACTGGCGACACATATAAGAAATTATTCCGGTATTGGTTCAAGGGCCGTCGACGATATGGGTTCACTGGTACTCCGTATGATGAACAGAAGCCCGTACAGCAATTATTCCTGAGGGAACATTTGGGGTCTGTTATATATAAGCAGACAAAAACACAGGTCCAAAAAGCTGGCTTGATAGTACCATTAGAATATTTCACAATAGTAATTGATGGAGGCGGCAAGAAGAACGACGATAGGGCATTCGATATAGCACTTGATGAGGATATGATCTATAGTGACCAATTCCATAGAATTGTGAGGGCTTTATGCGCTAAACACCGTGATGAGGGAACACTTATTCTTGTTGAACGGCACGATCTGGGGCATGCGTTGAATGCAATAATTCCGGATTGTGATTTTGTATACGGTAATACACCAAAGAAGAAAAGACCGGAAATCCTTAGTGCATTCGAAGATCGTAAGATAAAAGTACTTATAGGTGGAAAGAATGTTCGCCGTGGATTAGATTTATCCGGTGGATGCGAGAATTTAGTCCTGGCAACTGGTGGTAAACTGGAGTCGGAGTTTGATCAACGCCTTGGGCGGGCACGTCGCCTCAATCCTAATGGCAAAGCCAGGGTGTACGATTTTTACTGGATGGGCAACAAGCACCTCCATAAGCATTCCGTGCGACGCCTAAAATCTGCTATTAAACTGGGTTGTGAAACGCACGTCGTTTATCCTGATGGTATCATAGATGGTGAAGCCTTCGTCAGATCACAATTCAAGCGGCCAAACTTCGCCAGGCGCAAATGATGTAGGCCCTGACGACCCATCAGTATTACAGCGCAAATTCTACTTCATCAATGAGATAGTCGAGGATCAGCTACGCGAGTATCTCTGGACTAGCTGTACAGACGTGTGCCTAAGAAATGCTATAATGGCACACGCCCCCGAACTGATACAGCAGATCATACGTAAGCAGAACTTGCATATGATCTATCCTGGCCAAGAAGAATCGGCCTTTGGTGATCTGGTTCAAACTGCGTGGACGCAGATAGAACGCACGCTCTATAAGTTCAGAGCCAAGCCGCATTGCAGGGTCTGCTATAATCCAGATAGACCGGTCGATTCTGCCTTGTATATCCCAGCCGACAACGAGTATGGGATAATCACGTTCAAGGATCTGTTCAAGCACATTGGCGGTCGTGTGTGCCCACATTGTAGGGCTAGGTTGTCTGATAAGCCTCGTATAGAGGCTAAGCAGGGCACATTTGGTGGTTCTACTACTGTGCTATTCAAGGGGAATAGTAAAGTCTTCAATATGTGGTCACAGGTGGCCCGTACTGTCATCCTGGCGTTCGTGAAGAAAGAGGGTAGGGATAAAAAGAATGCTGGGTCATATAAGGAACACCTGACTAATTCTATGCGGGTGGATCAGGACCGCCTAAAGAGATTCTTCTCGGAGGCGGAGGAATTATGCAAACATAATGATGATCAGATGTGCTGTCTTCGTGCATTGATCAAGGTAATATCTGAGGACGATAAACCGTATGATGGGTTGATAGGTAAACTAGTGGAGGCTTCTGGTCTTTCTAGATCGCAGGTCACATCCTTCATAAAGATGATGCGTCTTCGGAGCCAAGATTTTACAGACTCCCCTCTCAATAGGGAGATTGATCGTGAGCGACAGCAAATTAAGCTCCAACAGCAGCAATACCAAAACGACGAATTTGACTGACTTGTTTCGTCGTATAGATGAGAAGATTATAACTGTTGATGATTTCAACACTCTAATCGTTGAAACGCTAGCTAAATCATCTCACGAACGGATCGCTAGGCTAACCAGATCGCCAGCTACAGATCCAACCATCCCAGACCCTGTCAAAAAAGCGGGCAGTGCTATTAAGCGCCATGCCGGTACTGACGCTGGCCCAGAGACGAGCCCAAAGAGGACGCATCGCGGCAAACGGGCAATTGAACGTGAGAAGAGCAAGTTTAGCGAAGCTGTTAACTTCATACTTGATAACAAGGGGAAGCCGATAGAGGAATGTATCGATCAGCTTGATGTGATCGAGGATAAGGAATCCTTGCGGCGTATGATAAAACAGCTCCATAGGGAGCGCAGTGCACATATCGATGTCGAGTGGCTATCAAGAATAAGCGAGTATTTACATGGCCGATGAACTGCCAGATGAAGATCAGGAATTGCAGGATTTAATCGGAGAGCTTGAGAGTGATGACGATGAGCTTGAAGATGAAGAATCCGAAGACACGGTAGATCCGGAAGAGTTAGAGGATGAAAACGGCGACGAGCCGCCCTTTAGTCCGGATGAACCTGATGATCCTGAACCTGAAGAGCAGAAAGAAGAGCCTGAGGAAGAGCCCAAGGCTGAACTCGTAGATGATGAGCCAGGAGATCTACCACTCGATGTCATTAACCCGGCACCGATGAGCCCGAGTGAGGCAGCTGGTGAGATACTCAATCTTCGCGAGGTTGTTGCTAACCATAACCGTGATTACGACCAGATTAGGTCGCAACTAAAAGCGGATCGTGCTAAGACAGACGGCGTCATCAACATACTGCTCGCCAAAGTGCAAGAAGATGAGGCTAAGTCGGCAGAGGTCCAGGCGTTGGTACAAGCACTTGACATACTAGCGAAGACGAATGACTCAGCTGTCAAATTGCTAGACTCTAAGTCTAGGCTAGTGACGTCGACCAAGAGTTCTGTTCAGACGATGATACAGCAGAATTTCAATGGTGGCAACTCTGAGGAGCTAGAGGATTTGTTGGGCCAGCCAGAGAATGATGAAGCATGATAACTGACACGCAAAAGAAGATCATTAAGCGATGCCAGAAGTCTGTCGTATTCTTCCTGCGCAACTTTGGTAAGACCAAGCATCCAGCTGCTGGTATTATACCATTCAACCCATTTACCTATCAGCGTAAAGCGCTAGCCGCGTTTAGGCAGAATAGGTTCAATATTTTCCGCAAGTGCCGTCAGTCTGGTGCGTCCAAAATATCTGGTGCTTTCGCCCTGTGGTTTGCGTTATTTCACAACCATAAGACGATTCTTATTGTCTCGAGAACTGATGAGGATGCCAAGAACTTCCTGGCAGAG